CTGAGTTTATAACTAGCGAGTTCGGCAAGGCTGAATGTCTTCCTGAGGAGAAAGTCCTCAAAGGTAAGCTTAGGCTTATAAGCAATCCAGAGTTATTAAATTTTGCTGTTGCTAAGGCCTTATTTGGGCATGCCATGAATTTGTTTCTTAATAATCCCATGGCTACTGATACTATGATAGGAGTTAATCCCTATTCTAGACAGTGGCATGAATTTTATATGAAGCTTAGAGGTTTTCTTGCTATTGCAGGGGATGTTAAGAATTTTGATGCAGAATTCGCTTCATGGGGATGGATAGCCTGTTATCTAGTTATAGAGGCTATGTATCCTCATTCAACCCCAGAGGAGAGACTCGCTAGATGGACATTTATTTATGGTTCCATAAATTCTGTCCATAGAGCTCTTTTTGAGGAGTTTTCAGTGGATTATATGTGGGAGTCATGTATGTCCTCGGGTTTGTTTCTTACAATTCTCTTTAACTCTATTAAGAATAATATCGATCTACGATATGTTGTGTTCTGTATATGGGTTGAGGCGTTTTTAAAAATGCCTCACATGGAATACCATGTTAGCAAGAACATACCAGCTATTCCTGTAGTCGATATTTTAGCTAATATGGTCTTCGTTACCTTAGGAGATGATCACATTGTAGGAGCTAAGGGCTGGGTGTTAGATTGGATTTCCCATAAGAAATTCTCTGATATCTATGCCCGGGCTGGTATTCAATATACTGATGAAGCTAAGAGGATAGGATGTGATGTTCCCTTGCGAAGTCTTAATGAGATTGAAATGTGCAAGCGTACATGGAGATGGGATCATACTCTTATGAGGTATGTAGGTCCATTAAATTTAGCTTCTATTCATGAGTCGTTGAATTGGACAGAAAACAATGATACTCTTACGGAGCAGGTTATAGATACTGCTATTGGGGAGTATGCTCTCCATGGTGTTGAGGTGTGGGATCAATTTGCTCCTACTCTTATTCAGGCATCTATCACAAGATACAATCATTATCCTAAATGGACTACCTATAAACAGGCGCTTAGAGGTATTACCTCTGAAGTAGCCCAGTGGGATCCGGAGGAGTATGAACCATGTCAGCTTAGACTGGTGTGTGTTGAGACTAATCCAGGACCTGTTAGTATAGTGTTAATGACTAATGAATCTGGGAAACAGTATATTAAACTTGTTTCTGATGATAGTACTATCTACAAGTTAGTCTCCAAAGCTTTGAAGCCTGTTGAGAAGTTGCCTATCCCTGAGGAGGATTATTATATCCCCGAAAGGGATCATGAAAAATATAGACTATTTTTGAATGGGGTTTTCAAGGTTTATAAGGCTGAAGTTAGGATGATAGAATCTGGTGGTAAATCCAATTATTTAGTTACTTGGGACGCCTTCAGAATTATTCTGAGGGGTCATCTCGAGAACATATTTGACTACTACAATCTGTATCCCCAGACTCCCGAGTATGAGATTATTGGAGGCTATGTTGATGAGCATGAAGGTAGAGCTACGTGTTATCAATATACTCCTGATCGTACTACTATAGCAATGCAACAGACCAAGGAACTTAAGAGTTTCTTAGTCGCTCGTGATCTTCTTAGGGGAGCTAAGATGGTCATACGTTATAGGAGGCCTGAGGAGGTTAAGATTGTAACACCTTTGTCAGAGGAAGTCAAAGAAGATGATGATGATGGTGGGGCTGGTTTGGATGAGGCTATAGCTGCCCAGCTTGAGCCTAAGCAAATAGAGC